GTTGCACTTCACGGGCCTTCGCTACCGTTTCCTTCACAAATTCGTCACGGGCCTTGTCGATCGGCCTTACCTGAGCGACGGGGACGAGATGCCCTTGCGCATTTTCCATATATCCTTCGGGAATGTTCATTTCATAGCTTCCTTCTGTTCCTGATTGTCGCTTTCCGGGGATTCGGGGCCGGGTTCGCGTTCTTCTTTCTGCCCGGGGAGCAGGCATTTTATCTTGCTTTCGGTGATGCCAGCCTGCAATTCCATTTGGTAGGTTTTCAGGGCTTCCATGATGATCCGTTCTTGGACTTGCTCGGGGTGCACCAGTATTGCCCATATGAGATAGAGCGCCGCGATAGTCATAAGTAACGGCATAATTACGGCCGCACCATCTTGACCACGTCCGCCGTCACCTGCTTTTCCCCGGCGCTCGCAGCAAGGTTCAGGGCGGCGATGGTCATGTTGGCGATCATGAGGGGATAGCCCATGTACACGCCCTTGCCGGAACGATCCTGCGCCACGGTGAGGCTTTCCTTGATTGCGTCGACGCCGTCCTCGGTGAATATTTTACCGAAGTCGAGCCCGGCGCGGGAAAAACGGAAGCGGAGAAAGCCCGCCACGTCTTCAATGGGCGCGATGTGGAGCACGTCGCACCGCTGCACGACCTCGCGCATCCACGGGTCGGCGGGATTCAGCTTTTCCCCGAGCTCCGTCTGCCCGATCAGGATGATGGAAAGGAGCGGGTGCCGTCCTTCCTTCAACTCAAGAAAACGCTTCAAGCTCTTCAAGGTGTGCCTGTTCAGATCGTGCGCTTCTTCGATGATCACGCAGTAGTGCGTACCGGCGGCGTAGGCGCTTCTCAAAAGCCGATGGAGCTTTTGCGACTGCTTTTCGGGGCTTGATGGAATGGATTCGCCGGGGGCGACGGCGCTCATGACGGCTTCCGTGATATGGCGGGCGAGCATGGGCTTTCCGTTCGACTCCTTTTCGGCCATTGTCAGAACATAGGGTTCCACAATGATGGTCTTGCCGTTTTCGGCGTTGATCAGGTCGACGAGCTCTTCCCGGAGCGTGGACTTTCCAGAGCCCGATTCCCCGACAACGGCAAGGAAACCGCCGTTCGTCGCAACGTCGAACATGGTATCCCGCACATGCCGGGTTTCAGGCGAAAGATAGACGTCCTCGGCTTCCCGTGGGGGTGTGAAGGGGTTTCTCACCATGTTGAACGCCTGTCTGGCCTTCATCGTGAGCGTTTGCTTCTTCAAGATCATGGGTTCCTCGCTTTCCGCCGTATCCCCGGCGGGGGTATCTTCATCCCCGGCAAGTTTTTCCAGTTTGCCGAGGGCATAGTCGACAAGGGCGGCCTGTGCGCCGCGCTCTTCAAGCAAAGAGGCGAGCCCTTTTTTGAGT